GTAGGGATCCACTAACCGCAGTAGCCCGGTTGAATAGTAGTGAAAGGTTCAAGGCCAAGGCTCTCCTAGAGAGATCATGGCATCCGAGAATCGGTTCCGAAATGTGAAGCAGGCTGAATACGAATTACTCAAGGTGATCCTTGAGGATGAGCGCATAAGAGAGATCCTCCATGAGCGTTTGAAGCGGGGGATCCTAGGAGGCCGGAAGCGGTCGCAGGTAGCGCGGGAGAGGGCGAATAAGGCTCTAACGAATATCTCAACCGTCCTCCGAGGGATGATGGTTAAGCGGATCAAGCACCTACCGGAATACCACATAGATCACGATTCGGAGAGTGAGCATCAATGACCGATCAGCTGGTGGTGTATGATCTGTTCAGCGGCTTTGGTGGAGCGAGTGAGGCTTTCGTTGAGGCCGGGGATCATGTGAAGCGATTTGAATTGCTTCAGACAGTGGTTGATGAAACGCCTCATACGATACAGGCGGATCTCAGCAAAGACAGCCGGTTGAACCGGCTCCGTGTGCATGGTCATTGGCCCGCTCTCGGTGAGAAGATCGTCGGGCCGGATCTCGTATGGGCTTCACCGCCATGCAGGGAGTTTAGCAGGGCATACAACGCGCCTCAAGCCGTTGCGGAGCGTCACGGCAGGCGATACACCCCTAGCGGCGGTTTGGGGCTTATACAGCGTTCAATTCTGATGATCGAGCAATTGAACCCGAGGTTTTGGGTGATCGAGAATGTCGCCGGGGCGCGGAAGTGGTTGAAGCCCATCCTCGGCGAGCCTAGGCAGGTGATCGGCCCATATTGTCTATGGGGCAATTTCCCCCACATCGTCGTTGATCCCGATGTGCAGTTTCAGCCTAAGAACATGAAAGCCGGAGGCCATGACCGACACTCGGTTCAGAAACGCTCCGTCATTCCCATCGAGATCAGCCGAGGATTGAGGCGAGCGATCCGCGAGCAGACCACCCTCGAGAGGTGGTGTTGATGGAACCCGAAGACTCGCGCTATCTTCACCTGTCCGGATCCGTTTCTGCGGATTGGAGCGTCGAAGATGGGGTTCCAATTGTGCCGTGCTGGGTTTGCGCTTATCCAATGATGGGACGGCAAAGGCTGCAGGAGGATTACCCCGGATCCCCCCTCATCGGCAAATGTGATCGCGTATTCCTCCTTAGACTCGGACACGGTGAGGATCTTGACGGTGAAGGCGACGAGATCCAAGAATGGATGATGTGCGACCCGGAGTGCTGGGTCAAGGCGCGAGATCTAATTCAGAAGATCGTCGAAGAAGCCTCGACGCACAAACCGATCTTCACAAGTTGGAGTGCGGACTTTCAAGAATTGACGGGGTTGGACGAGTGAGGCGCGGACTTTGGAGGTGCCCGCGCTGTAATTTCTGGTGGCTTTGGGAAGTTCAAGATCATACGCCGAAGTTGGATCGGATCTGCCGCAAAGACGGTCACAGAATCCAAATCAATCTCGATCGACGAGCTGGTGGTCGTGGTCGTCCTCGACCCACGCAGATCCTAGAATCCCCCTCCTACCGACCCCTTCATTCGATCAAGGCTGAACAGCGGCATCGAAACCGGAAGGTCAGCGGCATCAAGCGTCAGGAGGACCGGAAGATCGGATACGATGACGGGTTCGTGAAAGCCTCCGTGATCTCGGATGAACTCGAGAGGATGAGAACCGAGTCGAACGGAGATCCTACCGCGCATGATGATGAGATGAGGGACTTGGTATGAATCTGAAGTTTGTCTGCCGGTTCTGCAAAATCGAGTTTGCCGTTGAGAACTTCGATCAGATCCGCGCCATTCAAGATCAAGATTGCTTCATCAGACCGACCGGCTACCGCCATGAGTTGATCGGAACGAACGGTTCCTCCTAGAGCGGTCGACTAGAGAGATCATTGACTGATTCCGGAAGGATCTCGCCGAATCCCGGTAAAGAGAGTCCCAGGCGTTCTTCCGGAATCCGGATCGAGCCTTAGACGATGAATGCGCCCGATCCGAGGCCACCGCCCCACACATCGGCGGGCGAAGTGAAGGTTTCACCAACCCCGAGGTAAAGATCGGTGGGGTCGTTATAATCCGGGTTAGGGCCGAAGGTCGAGGGTTCCGTCGGGTTCTCAAATCCGCCCCCAAAGTCCGGGATATTCGTGCCGGTGTAAATCTCGATCAGATCAATCAAGCCCCATAGCGGACCACGCTTCGCCGCCTCGCCCACCAGCTCGGCGCGTTCCTTCGCCTCGGCTAGTTGGACGAGGAACTGTTCAATTGGATCTTTGATAGCGTCTGGATCGTAAATGTAGGTGAATGCTACGCCTCCTAGGATCCCGGAGGCACCGAGCAGGGCTAGCACCGTGATCGTCCCGGTCACATCGTTCAACAGTTTCACCAATGGCTCGGCGATCCGGTTGATCGTGTAGGCCGTAGTCATGCTCGAGAGGAGTTCCCGCTCGGACTCTTGAAACTCGATCCGGTGAGTGACCACTTGGTCCGGTTTAGCCTTGGGCAATCTCAAAGCCCCCGACCGTCACCGACCACGCGGCTGTATTCGCTGTATCGGTTTGGATCGCGACTTGATAGAACGGCGGAACGGTGAATCCACCCCACCATGAAGTCCCCCGACCACCATTATCCGCTCCTAGAGTGCCGGGTTTCGCCTCCGTCCATAACGCTCCGCCCATGTATTCGGGGGGAGTGATAGCGATACTACCCGGATGATCTGCCGTTCCGGTCGTGCCGTTGATCGTGATGGTTGGCGGGATCAACACCAGCTGCGCGAACTCGCCCGAGTCGCCCCCATAATATTGAACGAATGCGATCTCGGTGCATAGAGATCCCGATGTGAACACCGGAAACAGTTTCGCGGCATCGGATGAAGCAGGGATCTCTCCGCTTGAGATCAGAAATTGACCATATTTGCCCAAGGCGATCACCGCCTTTGCTCCGTAGTCCGAACTATGGCTTCGTATCGCTTCTGAGTGATAAGGTCATAATCGGCCAAAAGGCGGGCAGACTTCCGAATCGCCGCCTTCTCTCCGGCATTGGATCGCCGAACCCTAGCCTTGGCCGCTTTGCTCGCCTTCGCCATCAGCCATCCGTCCTAAACACCGCTCTTGAGTTGAGGTGGATGGGAACCCCACCGCTCGGTGCATAGACACATGCTGTTGATCCGCCGGAGTTAGTGAAACCTAGCGATCCTACGGGGATGCCCGAGCCATTGAGAAGCATGACCGAAGATGTGAGTTCCGCGTCGTTGTTCCCGGCGTAGGCCATCCAATGACTACAGACTCGGCCCTGTAATGTCGTCCCGATCCCGTTTCCGGTGAGGACGCTAACGAACTCATGCTCTCCGGATCCGGAGGGGGTCACGGAGAAGACATGATACTCGCCGTTAGTGCAGGCGACAGTTAGAGAAGCCTCTCTATCGCTGACGGCGTTGGCCATCACGATCAGTTGATCGCCCGAAGCGAGTTCAACCGGATAGGGTAGTGGTGAAGGGATCGGAGAGCAACCGCCATCCTTCCCGGATCCGAAGGGGAGCGCGGCCTTGATCGTCCCGGCTGATCGAATGTAATTGTATGTGGAATCCGTTTCACAGATCCATCCTCCACGCGACACGATGAATCTGCCGAGTTGATCTCCGTATGTTCCCACATCTTGAGCCGATCCGACATAGTTTGAGTCGGTCTGCACATTGTCCTCGGTGGCTTCGGTGGTTGCCGTGTTTAGAACAGGGATAACCGCCCCGGAGCGCGAGATCAATTGACCGTATGACTGAACATTCGCCATGTGGATCAGACCTTAATTCCCATACCGAGCGGTTTCATTATGTTTCGGTTGATGTTGTTGATCGGTCTGCGAAGAAGGCGACGACCGAACTTGAAAGTTAGCGAGGTAAAGAAGCTAGAGATAGCCATTCCGCGCCAATTGTTCATAAAATTAGTCTGCATGATCTGAATGGCTTGACCCGGCTCGGTTGCTATGTCTCCTAGAGAGAGAGCCGCGCCGCCCGTCCACGCTGTGGTGCTGACTCCGAGGCCCGCATCATAGACGGAGGATTGAGTGAGATCCGTTCCCCCCGTCAGGAGGCCGAAAACGGAGGTCCCTGCGACACCTTCCGTCAAGATCGAGGCGTAGGTTAGGCTCTCAAGGACATTCAGAACCGAGATCATCTTGGGTGAGCGTCGCCTGCCTTTCTTCTTCTTGGCCATGTGGATCTAAACTACGCCGGGTCATCGGCGACTTATGATTGATCCTCGCTCAATTCGATCACATTTTCAAAACGCCCCTGCAAATCTCGCGGCAGATCCGGTGAAAGTCCTCGAGAGTTTTGGCCCATCTGATTCTGAAGCATTCCTAGGACGAATTGAGCGAGGGGGTTCGGCGGCTCGGGGAGATCCCCGATAGGCAGATCGGAAAGCACCGCTTGAATCGCCTCGGCGAGTCGAGTGTCGAGGGCTTCAAGCAGCTGGTGAAGCATGGCGTGAGTCGAGCGGAGAGCGAGCAGTTGAATTGAGATCGTGAGGGTGAAACCGGCAACGATCAACGCTTCTAGCCACACCATGATCCCTCAACCCGACCCGAACGGAACCCCCACCGGCCTTAATCCTCTCGTTTCGCCGCCGTCCCACCCGCCCAAGTGTAGCCACTACACTTAGTCATTCGGCGATCCGACCCCTTCTAGGCGATCATTTCCGGTGGAGCGGAAATGAGGGGGATGGGGGGGTTCCCTTGAACAGTAGGGATCCACTAACCGCAGTAGCCCGGTTGAATAGTAGTGAAAGGTTCAAGGCCAAGGCTCTCCTAGAGAGATCATGGCATCCGAGAATCGGTTCCGAAATGTGAAGCAGGCTGAAT